TGCTGAACAGAAGAAAACAGCTTCAGAATCAGCAGTAAAGCGAATTGCTCAAGAAGGTCTTGACGCAACATCGTTCCAAAAAGTTTATCAAGAAGAACTTAGAAAATCTTAATTAGAGAGAATAAATAACTATGGCACACTCAATACAACCAAACCTTGAAGCGGGTGGCACAATTCGTCCATACCGTATCGTAAAAGTAAATTCATCCGCAGATAATCAATGTCTGGAAGCAGATGCAAATGAATTGGCTATCGGAATCGTGGCAGGAAGCACTCGTCAGTACGATTCAGCAAACCACGCAGAAGATGGTGACATAGTAACTTTGCAACCCGGTGCAATCATGATGGTTGAATGCGGTGGCAGTGTTACTCGTGGCAATAGTCTTGAAAGCAACGCAGATGGCAAAGCAGTAGCAGAAACCGCATCAGGCACATTAAATCGACACACTGTCGGTATTGCGTTAGAGTCAGGTTCTAGTGGTGAAATCATCCGAATGATTTGGCGGCCCAAAACCACACGACACGCACTTTCATAATCAATAAGTAACTTTTAACAAAGAGAGAAAATATCATGGCAGAAGTAGCACCCGGATCAGCCAACACATACGTCCCTACGTTTAGTGAAGCAACTGGTCTAGTACAAGTAGAATTTTCAAGAAACCCTGCGTCCTTCGCAGTCAATCAATATGCAAAATTAGTTCCTGTTTCAAAAGACACGGGCTTCTATTTGAAGATAGACGAGGAGGAGCAAGCTAGAGTGGTCAGCACGTCCGACTGGGTTTGGGCCGATGGAAACGATGCTCCAGAGGGCATCCAACAGGACCACGAGTTCACGCAGTACCGAACTGAACGTCATAGTCCGACCTTCATGCTTGGACAAAAAGCGGCAGGAAATGCAGACTTTGAAATCGTAGCGGCTCATGCTCGTATGGCGGCTTCAAAATGTATGCGAATTCGATCATATCGTGCGGCAACAGCATTGACTACAACAGGAAACTGGCCCACAGGCACAACTGACACAGCAACTAATGTTGGTGGCGGTAAATTTAGTGCGGCAACAGATTCCAACAACTACATCCAAAAGTCATTCAATGGCGTAGTTGAAAACATCCTTGCTAACACCAACGAAGCAGTTACAGCAAAAGACATCACAGCAGTAATGTCCGATAAAACTGCTCATGCAATCACAGAAAGTGCGGAATATCGCACATATTTCCAAGGAAGTCCATTTGCGGCTAACTTTGTTCGTGGTGCAGGTGAATTTGATGAATTCCTACTACTTTCAACATTCTTTGGCGTTGGTGGCATTATTGTTGATCCAACAAGCCGAGTCACAAATCGTAAGGGTGGCACAAAAGCTCGCTCACGAATCTTTGATGACGATGTAGCATTCGTAAGCCGTGTTGGCGGTCAAATGGGCGCAGAGGGCGTTCCAGACTTCTCAACACTTACAATTTTTGCTTACGAAGATATGACTGTTGAAACAGAAGATGACACATGGAACAGACGAGTCCGTGGTCGTGTAGTAGATGATTCCGCAGTAGTTCTAACAGCGCCTCTAAGTGGGTACTTACTCCAAGACGTTTGGGACTAATTAGGACGCAAATAGTTTTAATCGTTTCCTCCTCTGGCTACCTCCTCCAAGATGTGGGAATTTGATTAAGGCACATTGGGTTTATGTATAACCCGACCCCCTATGAGGGCGGGAGGGCTTGCCCCTCTCGCTCTCTTTCTGTTAGGAGATTTAATGGCTCAGGCAACTTATATTTCAGCATCCGAACTAGCCGAATCTTTTGATTCTCGGATGATTAAACAACTATCTTCATATTCAGGTAGTCCACAAGGTAGCGTAGATAACTCTACTGTAACTAATGCTATTGAAAAGGCATCTGCTGAAGTCGAATCTTATGCCAAACGTGGCGGCATATATTCAACTCAAAATTTGTCTGATTTGCAATCAGATGATGATTGGTCATTGAAAACGCTAGTTTCTACACTGACTATGAAACATTTGTTTCGAGGCAAAACTGGCAACATTCCACCTGATATGTCGGCAATGATTGCAGAAGCCACGCAGACCCTTGAAGATTTGCGTGACGGCAAACGAGTATTTAACTTAGGTGAAGCCCATACAGCCGGGCAAGCCAAGGCATTTGTTATATCTTCAAATGTTCGTGGCAATCTAAATATGCCTTCAGATTCAAAGTTTTTCCCAACTAGGATAACTAGGAAATACTGATGGCTTCATTGAATGAACGATTTATTCAAAATGAAATCCGCAATGTTTTGCGGGAGTTTTCAACTGCGTCTATTTTAATTGATAGGGCAAAACTTAGAATTAGAAGGGGTGGAGATAGCACTGTCAAATACGATGATTTGTGGGCAGTTCGGGAAGGTGTTGGGTATAGAAAAAGAGGAAAACCACTAAAAGATACTGGAATGTTAATGGGAATGCTATCAGTTGAAATTGATGACAATGGAACAGATAGCGTAAGTTGGACATTGACAGATGGTTCAGGATACGGTGTTAAGCACCAAGAAGGTTTTATCAACGAAGGTCCAATCGCAATCGCATTAAGTGCAAGGGCTAGATTGCCTATTAAAGATATGGGCGATCCACCACACGATATTGCGGCACTGGATGCAATGGGCTTTGAGGAAGCACCTGATCTTGAATCTGCACAAAATCCAAGAAAAGGTAGTTTGAAATACGATTACTACATAATAGAAGATGGGGCAAAAGTTCCTGCTAGACCTATTGCAAATAACCCACCAGAAGATATAAAAGCAATAACTAATCATATAAAACGAGCAATACGAGGAATTAGATAAAATGGCAATAAAAAATTCACAGAATTTTCAAGTATGGGGGCCTTCATTAGTTTCGGTTTCACCCAAAGCGTACAATGCAACTCCTGACGAACCGCTTGGATACACAGACAATAATGATCTAATTAGTTTTGAAATGGACATAATGACAGAACCAATTATGTCTACTTATATGGGAAACATTCCAGAACAGTATGTACATCTAGGTACGATTGGTTATCTCAGTATGACTTTATCAAAGTGGAATGAGCAAAACATTCAAGATTTGATTGGTACTACTTGTGGAGGAAACGATGGTGCTTCGGATGGTGAAGGTGTTGTTGGAACTGTTGGCTCACTTAGAATGGGTGTGCAAGGTACAACAGACCAAACTTATGGAACTAACTTTTCTTTAAGTATTGTAGGTTCTTCAATATCGTCACATATATCAAAAGTTGTTTTTCACAACTGCATTATCGAAGGTCGTGGGTTTAGACGAATGGACTTTGGTAATAAACAACAACGAATTGGATTAAGCATTGTTTGCTTGCCATATTCAGCAGGTGGTGATGCCGTACATACTGGTTCAGACCACATTTACACCGTTACTTACGCTTAACTTTAACTTGGAGGCATAATTATGCGAGAAATTAACACAGACAACGACAACCATGTATTCAAAATTGGAATCAAAAACAAAGGCAGTATCTTTGTTGATGGTTTTGAATTGGCTTCAGCTTGCTCAGAACTCGAATCAGTTGTAAATGAAGGAGATCCAAGTCCGAGCGAAGTTGCCAATGCAATGAAGAATGTTTGTTGGTGTGAAGATAATGGCGAATTGTCTATTTTTACTGATCACGAACTATTTGCGGCAGGTACGAAAGCATTGTTGGAGATTGAAAAGTTGGGAAACGCATGAAACTCCACGCTCTATTCGCATCAACCTATGGATGGTGTCCTCAAGCAAGAGGATTGAGTAGTGGAGAAATGGAATTAGGACTTATGGCAAACCTATCTAAAATGAAAGCAATGGAAAGTCTTGGACATACCCAAGGTATTACAGCCGCTTTTAATGGTGATGCGATGGCTAATCTTGCTGAACAAGCAGGACTCCCCGAACGAGAAGTAATTAAAATTAAAATGGAGTCTTTCAAAGACGAGATGAATATGAATAGAGGCAACCAATGGCAGTAACACAAACAGGAACAAACGGTCTTTTTACAAGACTTGGCAAATTATTCTTTATTGCAGAAAAGGTAGAAGCGCATCAGGGAACAGGTGCAAACAGTTTGGCAGACGAAATTGAAGATGTAGTAGATGAATTTAATTCGGCTGATATGCACATGGTTAGTGACTTTACGGCAAAAGACGCAATACTTGCTCATCAAAAGAATGCGGCAAACATATACTCAGCCATATCGAACATTGCTCAAAGAACAGTTATTGAAATGGTAGACAATGATACAGAACTAAATCAAAAGACCATAAAGCAAGCCATTGAAGAATTAAACGATCAAAGCGGTACATCCAAAGATGTTAAGGGAAATGTGTTTTCGCTTGCAGGTGATGATTCTCCATCAGCCATTACAGGAACAGGCGATGGAAAATACTTTACATCATCATCTAACGGTAAGGGTCAAAAGTTTCAACATCTTCGTGCAGGTTCAACAACACTTAAATGCGTAAAAGATTCCCAAGTAACTGGCACTAAGGGGCGAGAGGTATTTTCTTTAATGAGTGATAGGGCTATATCAGATATTCGAGATCCTGAATGGCCCGGTGGATACGGAACAGCAAGTTCTATTGTTGTATCTGATCCCGATTATCAACAACAAACAGGCATTGGAAGAAACATGCTTGCTAACGGCAACTTTGAAACATTTTCGGTTACAAATACACCTGACAACTGGACGGTTGCAACTGGAACTATTGGTACAACCATTTTAGAAAATTCGGGTTTTCATAGAGGTTCTAAATGCTTGCGATTTAAGGGTGATGGTTCACAACTAACTAAAATTACCCAAACATTCAATACAGCAGGACAAACAACTGCAAAGCTCAGACCTGAAACCAGATACGGCATGTGTTTTTGGGTTAAGGTAGATTCAGGCGTAGCGGCAGGAGTTTTAAAAGTTCGCATTTACAAAGCAGATGGTTCAACGGTTTTAGATACAGCCGACATCACTGTCACAGGAACAGCATTAACAGATGACACTTGGACGGCACAAGCAGTAACATTTTCTACTCCTTTGTTACTAGAATCAAGTTACAGCATCAGCGTAGAACTTACTACGGCTCTTACAAATAACGGTAATCTTTATGTTGATGGCTTGCAAGTATTTAGAATGCAACATTTGACGGATTCATCTAGTTTTCACATTGCGGTCATTCCCGGTGCAACTGACTTTGTTGTTGATGATTATGGTAAGTTAGCAATAACAAAATCAACAACAGGAAAGATGCAAACGTATTGCAATAAGTTCTTAGGATTGGACAAACTTGGATTGCAGTTGCCGTATCAAACAGATGGTTCGGAAACTGCGGCTGACAGTTTGATTGCGTGATGCTACATGGCAACTACTACGCAAAGAGCAGTATACGCAGGACTTCTTTCAGACCTTAAAGGCATATCTGATTCCGTAGTTCATGATGACTTTATTTTTATGACTCCTGTTCCATTGTTTGTGCAAGCAGACAGTACGGTTATCCAGTTAATTCCCGGTGTTCCCAACATTACAACCGAAGATGTGGGGCTTGGTTTAGTTGAGGAAGATTTCAAAATAGCCGTTTGGACTCAAGTTTGGTTAGACCAAACAGGACATTCTACGGAAAAGATGACAAACTCTACCTATGGAGTTATGGCTTTAATGAATACAGTTCGTCAGCTTATGATTCAGTCTACTGCAAATGGCACTGCGACCGTGCAAGTTCGGTGGATATCGGGTTCTGTACCGCAAGAAACGGCTGATGCACCCGGTTGGATTTATTACGAAGATACATACAGAGTCGGCTACGAAGTAGCGTGGAGTTAAGATGGCAAAAGACCTTGGCACTATTACACATAACATTAAAACTACTGGCGGCTCAGGCGGTGGTGGCGGTGGTGGTGGTGGTGGCAGATCTAATACTGATGCAACATCTGGAAGTGGTCGTAGTGGTGGTGGCATTGGTGGAATAGGCGAAGTTATACGAGGTCTTTCTAGGGGTGGCCCTTTGGGTGGCGGTCAAGCAATGGCAAAAGTCATGGGATTTGCAAAACTAGCCGCAGGAATTGGTGTTGCTATTGCCGCATTTGCTCTAGTTACGATTGCGGTTAAAAAGGTTATTGGCACACTTGTAAGGTGGGGAAAAGAGATAGAGAATGGCATAAAGAAATTTGGTTCTTACAATGCCGAAATAGCCGCAACAAGTGCGCTTATGCAAGTGGGTCAAATAACCAGAGATATAAAAACCGCAAGCGTTTTATCGGGTACTTATGCTTCAACTGGTAGGCGAATGGAACAGGTTAAAGATGCCTTTAGACCAGTTGCCGATGCGTGGTTGTTGATAAAAGCGAATCTGGTAAATGCTGTTATGCCTGTCCTTGAAAGACTTGTTGAAGCACTTAGACTAATGACCATAAAGATTTTGGAAACGATTGTATGGTTTAACGAAGCGGGCATTACGACTGGAGATGTTGCAGGTACGCTTATTGATGCAGCCCTGTTTGGCCCCAGTGGCTATGGATTTTCTCAAGCCGTTCTGGGTTTAGGTGAAGAAAGTGAAACAGATATAGAGATGTTAGAGGCAATGAAAGGTGTAATATCCGAACTGAAAAAGATGAACCAAAATAATGATATTAAAGGACTAAACCAATTTGTTGGTGAAGTTGGTGTCCAATTAACTGGCGGTAGATGGAATCCTTGGGAAAAACCCGGAACTCACATGATTCCAACAGGCGAACCAAACAATCCTAGAACACCCCAACCACAAACACCATGACTTGAGGAAAATTTAATTTATGGGATACAAAGTTACATATAACGGTTTTGGGATGAGTTATGGAAATGATGGCAGTAGCGGTACTACTGTGACTATTCACGATTCTTTTCAATGGGATCACATAAAAGTTCAGCAGTATTCTAGTAAGCCCATTTTTTCTGAGGACGATCACACGCATTGGACTACGCACCACACTTTTTCCTTTACTGCACTATTGAAAGTGGATGGTTCTGCTGACGGAAAAATAGATGATGTAATTAACAACTGCAAAAAAAGGTTGTCTAAGCAGGGCAGATTGCTTGTTATTCAAGTTAAAGATGACGATGGTAATTACAATGATATTGCACGAACAGGCGTAGATACATCAAGTGATTTAACCAATTTGACAACAGGTAATGATGTTGCTGTTAATACAGATGAAAAGAGTTATCCAAGGGTTCAATTTAACATTAACAAATTCTATGGCAACAACAATGCAATGGTATCGGTTACGGTTGAATGGAGAGAATCAATAGCAGATACAGTAGATGATGCCGAAACTAACTGGTTTGTCTTGTCCCATCAATGGAGGCAAAGATTTAACATTCAAGAAAACGGACTACAAACATACACGGTTGAAGGAACGATTCATGTCAAGCCATACTTAAATACTGCTGAAGAATGTTTAAGTGGTTCAAATGATGTCATGCACGGAACAAATCCAGACTCATACAGGCGAGTAGTGATGCCACTAATACCATCTGGATTTCGTGTCAAATCTATGAATTGGGCCATTGATCCAACTGGTCAAAAGTTGATTTATTCAATCACAATGCAAGAACACGCAAGAGAATTGCCCAGACCCGGTAAAGTCGGATCAGGGTCGTTTAGATTTAAGAAGTCAATTACAGGTGCGGGTTCAGGATTATTGGGAACAAAAGTATTTGATGCCGAACTCGAAGGAGATGCAAAAGCTGATGAAAGAGAATTGCTTGCCGCACTGTTGCAAGCAAGCACAGCGAGAATTCAGTGGGTTGGAGAAGGAAAAGACTTAGTTCAATCTATTGAAATTAGAGAGTCAGATATATTTTCTAAAAAGCGTATTGGAATAACAATCATTGCACAGGGTATGGATACAAATGTAACTGGTGCATTGCAGGATGGTGAATATAATGATCTTAACTTTGGAATCCATACTCCGCTAGTTCCAGAAGGCAGGGAAGCCATTGCGCCAAATGCTTATGGGAGTGCCTTAATTGGTGCGTATAAAAAGAAAATGTTTGTTACTCATGGTAACTACACAGCAGAAACATTCCCCAAAGCATCTGCAACAGCAATAACTAATTCTAACACAACGGGTCAAGACCCATACAGTTTTAACACTATGGGTACAAACCAATGCCCACCAGAGGTAGATGAAGTTGTTTATGAAATACCACCAGATACCATAATAACACCGGGCGAACCGCCCGCACACGGTGATCTTACAGGCGATTTGGGGGATGATTCAGAGTCCGAAATATCACAAGATGGCAAAATCTTAAAGGTTATAGGTTCTGAACGACTAGCGGTTAAACACAACATAACTGTATTTAGTACAGGCGGCACTTCAAATGCTTGGCAAATACCGTGGCAAACTAGCGCACCAGAGATATATTTAGAAAGTGAATATACAATTTCTAGGCATGACAAGCCCCCGCCAATGCTTCAATACAAGTTGCCTCAAAATTCGGTTGTTCTTGATGAACAAACATCAGTTGATTCTGGTCAAATGGATGGAAACGGTCATAGAATCTATACGAGAAATATAAAAAGAAAAGTTCAACTTTTGTATGGTTGGAGTGATGATAAATTAGAAGAAAAAACAACCTCAATGAGTTGGCTGTTAAATACTGAAGATGGAATTAGTTTCACATTAAACTATTCTTATCCAGAAGTCGATAAAATGTTTAGGGCGCACGATTATAGAACGGATGATACTTTTGATATACAGAATTCGGACATATTTAGTGGTATGATTCCGGGAGATCGTGACCAATTTTTCCCAGTAGATTTCTCCATACCGATAAGTGGAGCGGAAGCGAATCCAAATCCATAAACAGGAGGTTTTATGTCTTATTTAGGTTCTATATCACTCATCAACGACTTAGAGGAAACTATTGTTGATGCGTTTGTAATAACACCCGAAATATCTTTGCTTTTAATGCAAGAAGGAATTGAACCTTCTACGGTAAATAAATTAAAAGTTCCCGCAGGTTTGTCGAGGGTAGGCACTTTTACTATTTTGTGTCATTTACCACCTGATTGGACATTAGATGAGGGGGAAGAAGTTTGGGCAAGGGTTGGTCCATTAAAGTGGCGGCTATCCTCGAATTACAGATTAAAAAGAATCTTTCCTAATTCAGTACACGAAAATGGAATAATAAACACTTTATCCGTAATTTCCTTTGACGATTGGAGATATGAATTAAACCTAAATAACTCTGGAAGCCAAGAAGCATTTTCCAATGTTTATCAAAATGATTGGCGGGTCTACCCATCTACCGAACAATACACCAAGACCGAATCGGAAGGGCTAGACCCAATTTCGGTTGGACGTCTTAATGACGAACGGTTGCACTTACACGTTAAAGACATTCCATCTTTGACCGATACTTGGAATGCTTGGGACTACAAAACAAAATTATCTGATGCTAAGTTGGCTGACAAAGTTTTAAGTTCTTGTGGGATGGTTGCTGTTCCCTATCCAATGTGGTGCGAAAAAGCTGAGGAATATCAATCTGAACCACAATACAATACAGGCGCAAGTTCTGAAGATTATATGGTTACAGAATACATCGGTGATGGTTGGGATGGCGGCATAACTTCGTGGAATAGGTTTGTTGGACAGCACATGAACGGACAACTTCAATGTGCATTTGGAAACCCAGAGGAATACAATTCAGCGTTGGATGCAGATGATGATATGTTGTCGCACATTCAATCAGTACCCGAAGATTCTTCATCAGCACGAAATTGGGTTGCACACCCCAAAGACGGAACACAAGAAATACCAATAGGACTTGATATACAGTTTCCTGCTAAATCAGAAGGTGGAAACATTATCTTGTATGTTTTTGAGTCAGTAACACACGGAAAGCCCAGTGAAGATAATGAATTCTTTACTTATGCAGATGAAATTCAAACACTAACAGATCACATTAAAACCAAGTGTACTGGGGATTTTGAAGAAGATTCACTAAACAAAGATGGTATAACTCGGATAGTTATAAATTCTTCAAATTACGAAGATGTACCCGGATTGAGTGAAGAAAGGGCAAGAGAGCTAGCAAGAAGGGCTTTGCATATATCTCGTTGTTATTATGCAAGGTACTTTGCATGTACAGGCGTATGGGAAACTATGGGCTTTAATCTTATGAAGCCGTTTTCTGGAATGCTTGAGGTTGAGTATTATCTAGTAAACGGTGTCCCAAGAACAAAAGTTTCTGGTTCATTAGATGACGAAAGATTTGGTTTTAACTTAACTGATTTAACAGAAAACACAATACTTTCTTCAGGTGGCGTAATGCTTACTAGACCCGATGGAATGTCGGACATAGCTCTTAGGGGTGGTGTTATCGGTAACATTGGCGTGTTCCCTGTTCAAGTCGTTGATTATGTATTAGATACAGGTGGGTGTCTTGCAAAATATGTTGTTAAAAATTTAACAAATGATGTTTTCATTCCTGAACTTACACCGTGGAGAGAAATTCGTCCAGTTATAGTAGGTGGTACAGCACAAACCGAACCTGTTTGCTATTTTCCCGCACAAGTTGGGTCAATAGGTCTTATGGGAGTACATCCAGACTATGATCCTGCGAACCCATTTACAAACAAATTATACTTTTTAATCTTAAACGAGGCGGTGCAGACAAAATCCTGCTCATAAATTATGGCATACAACACAAGAATTATTCATAAATTATTTGACGATACAAACGAGGTTGTTTTGCTTGAAGGGTATGCCGCACGAACTGACTACCTTTCTAAGTTAATTATTACAAATACAGACACGGCAAGCATATCCCCTAAAGTCCGATTTTACAACACCAACAAATCTGGCGAAGATGACGAATACATACAACTAACTCCAGAAATAACATTGGGAGTTGGTGAACGATATGTATACGAATCCCCTGTTTTTTTTGGTGCAAACCAACAATTAGTGGCAGAGTTGGGTTCTGCTGTGACAACCTCTCAGCCACAAATTATGATGGTGATTACCTATGTTTGATTTACTTACATACGACAATGAAGGCAGACCAAAACTAACAGTAACGGTAGAAAACAAGCAACCTACTCTTGTTGTCTTTTTTCCACAAAATGCTATACCTCCATCAACAAATTACGCAACAAGGGATATTCGTAATCTTACTCCTGTTTTAGACTTTGATAGTTCAACTTCTGAATCTGTCTACTTTGTAGGTTTAATTCCTCAACAGTATCAAGGTGGAGGAATAAACGCCTATATACATTTTACTTGTGATGCGACATCAGGAGATGTAGATTGGGATTTAAGTTTTGATAAGTACACCAGTGATTTAGATTTAGATAGTGCGCCTGTTTTTCTTCATTCAGTATCTTCAGATGGTAACAATGTATCCTCAACTTCGGGTCAAATTACAACAGCAGAATTGAAAATTGGAGAAGCCAAACTTGATAGTATTGGTGCAGGTGATTTGTTTATAGTCAAATTAAGTCGAGATATTGCTGATACGGCATCAGGAGATGCAAACTTTATAGCACTTGAATTGCGAGGTCAATAATGGCAATTCATATTGATGATGACGATGGTGCTAAGGATTATTATTTTGAAAAAGACAATCCTGTTCCTTTTTCAACAATGGGTAGCGATTCTATTTTCCCATTAACCTTTTCGTGTTGGTGCAAACCAGATGCAATCAATGATCATGACGGTGTAATTTCAATAGGTAATGCAAGTTCCACTGCCCCTGTTGTATCTTTAAACCTTCGTGCATCAGGGTATGCAACAGCAGAAGTTAAAGTAAGTGCAGGTACTTCGTGGGCGCAAGGTCCAAGACAATATCAAGCTGAAGTTTGGCAACATTTTTGTGCTGTATTTGCAAGTTCAACTTCAAGATATATGTATCAAGATGGAACAGCAGGAAGCGAACAAACGACTAGCAGAGATATAGATGGCGATAATGCTACTAAACTATCTATTGGAGAATATGCAAGTACATGGAATCGTGAATTAAATGGTCATATTGCAGATTGTGCAATATGGAATGTTGCATTAACAGCATCAGAAATTGCAACTTTGGCTGACGGATATACTGCTATCCAAGTAAGACCAGATTCTTTAGTTTCTTATTATCCTTTAGTTAGAGATTATTTGGATGTTATGGGCAACAACCTTCTTACATCT